ATATTATAGAACCAAAACCTGTCCCCGGTCCATTTCCTGACGTTCCGGAAGGTTTATGGTACTCCGGCCATGTTACTAGATGTAAAAACGCCGGATTATTAAAAGGTGATGATAAGGGAAATTTTAATCCCGACAAACCAGTAACTCATATAGAGATGGCAGTAATATTAGCTAGACTTATGGATTTGGGAGTAATAAAGGGATGAATCAAAAACATATAACAATAGATCAATTTAATGAATTAACAGAACCTCAGAAAGAATATTTACAAAAGTGGTGGACAGAACCTCAAATGGGAAACCTCTTTGTTATACCAAGATTTCAAAATAGTAAGTATGTCATTCTTGGAAATAGTGAAAACCCCGAAAATATCTACTGTAATCGTGGGGTATTCCCTAAAGAATGGTGTTATCCCTTACTGAGTGGGTGGGATATGTTAATGTTTTTAAGAAATAATGATATAGAATTTTATAATAGCTATTTTAGAGTTGATTCTGAAGAAAAACTTTTAGAAAATTTATGGATAGATTTCAAAATAGCTATTAACGATAGGATTATCAATGAAGATAAAGAAATCATTCAAGAAGATTAGACCTGTAAAGTACAAGTACAAGTACAAAGGTTTAGTAGAGGGATATAGGGTAGTTTTGATTAACGGTAGGATTACAAATCCTAAAGCAAATGATAATCTAATATACCCAATATATCCTTTAGAAATAGCAATTCAAGAATGTAATATCTTATTCAACTGTTTGGTTGTTAAAAAGACAGAAGAGTTAAGAATAGAAGAATGCAAAAATGGAAAGTCAAAAACCTATTTCGTCTTAATTAAAGATGGGAAACAGGTAAATGAGAAATTATCTTTCAAAGAAAAGAGGGTTAAAAGTTGAGTGAAAACCTATGTAAACAATGCGGTAAGTGCTGCGAGGTTATAGTATTAAGTGTTAGTATGGAAAGAATTAAGGATTTGGCCTATTTAGATAATGGTTCTGGTTTTACAGAAAAAGAATCAGATGTTATTTTTATAGCTAAGAATTGGTCTGAACTATCAAAGAAAGATGCTATATCCAGAAACCCTCATATAAAGACTTGGAAAGGTGAGGGGGATATAGACAATAATGAAAAATATTTTTATGAATGTCTTAGATTTAATAGGGAAACTAGAAAATGTTCAGCCTATGAATCAAGACCTAAAGTTTGCTCTGGTTTTCCGTATTACGGTAAGAAAATTAATCCTAAAAACTTATATTCTCCAGGGTGCGGTTTTGTTGAAGAAAATAAAAAAATTGGAGATATACAAGACATAAATAATGCTTTGGGAATAGAATTAAAACCTTGGCAAATAGATTATATTTTCGATGGGGAACCTATTCCTGAAATATGTCCGTGTATTGTGAAAATACCTTGGATTGATAAAGAAAATATAAAGATAAATAAAGGTTTTAGTAATGAAAATTACTGTTCCTTAAGAGGTAGAAGAATAGGTAAAACATTAGCCTATTGTATTAGGATTATTCTTGGATTTTCAGATGATATTCATTTTAAAGACTTTTCCATAAGAAGGGAAGATATCTATATTTTAAGTGACGAATGTTTTGGTCCAAGTTATTCAACAGGATGCTTTAGGAAAATGTTTTTAGATACTCAGGATAAATTGACCAAAGCAGGTTTTAATACTATAAGGTTAATAAGATCATGAGCGAAGAACAAACCCCTTATTCTTTCAAAGATAAGTTAGATAGTATAACTTGTGACTATCTAAATAAGAAAACAAAACAATGTGAATCTGACTTCACTTGTAGCCAGATAATCACGGTAACAGTATGTTGTGAATTCTGCGGAAAGAGAAATTGGTGTAATGATAAATGTACAGCAGCCTTTATCACAAAAGGGAAACCAGTAATAAGGGTCCCTCAAATTAATAAGAAAAAGAAAAGATTATTCTAAATTGGGGAGGGTTTATAGCCCTCCTCCGTCATTTTTAAAAACGTCTTGATATAATAGATAATAGGAGATACTTTTTGGAGTTGATAAATTTTGAATAAGAGATTAACGGAAAAGGATTTATTATTATCTAAAACTATATCATACGAATATACCGATGAAGAAATTATGAAAGCTAGATATGATGAATTTGCTTTCGATGATTTATTTATGGAACCTAAATCTATATCTATTAGAAAATTTATGGCAAGGAGATTCTTCCCTCCATCCGGCCATACTTATGAAGATCTTCATCAAATGTCTGATATAGGTTTTTGGCTGGCTGTTAGAGATTATAAACCCGGAAAAATGTCATTCAATAATTTCGCTAAAGAAGTTATTAAAAGAGTTCTTATAACATTCATAGTAACGGTTCTAAGAAAGAAACATAATCATTTAAACAATTCATCATCTTTAGATGATGTAATTTATAACCATACAGATTCCGATAGTAAAAGAACCTTATATGAAAAGATAGAGGACAAGAAGAGAAACAAAAATGATGCTCTATCTCTAGTTATAGGTAAGGAGAATAACAAGGAAATATTTCAGATAATGAAAAAACATTTAAGTAGTCTGGAATATAATTGTTCCATTTTAAGAAACATTGAGGGTTTGGAGTACACAGAGATAGCTAGACTAACTAGAACCAGTATTAAGACTGTAGATAATGCCCTACAGAGGGTAAAAATAAAACTCAAAAAGAAAGAGGTTTTTAAGGAAATAATGAATTCTTACCACTAGGAGGAATTTAATGAGTAGACTGATAGTAGTATCCCTTATTCTGATGATGATAATGGTTTCATTTGGTTACAATCAGGACTGTTTAGATGTTGAGTCCAAACAGATTCAAGACTTAAAACAGTCTCTAGATAAAACTAAGAAAGAACAACTAGAAATACAGAATCAAATTGTCAAACTGAAAGAAAAACAAGTTCAATTAGAAAAGAAATTACAGAAAGAAACATCAAGATCATTTGATAGGAACAGCTATAAATTAACCTGCAAATTAACGGCTTATTCAGGAGGGCAACTAACTAAAATAGGGACAAATGCTAGGACCGGTATTGTAGCTGTAGATCCTAATGTAATACCCCTAAGAAGTAAAATTCATATAGAGGGAATGGGATACTTTACATCGGAGGATACCGGAGGAAATGTAAAAGGAAACTGGGTAGATGTTTTTATGAATTCTAGATCCGAAGCTTTAGAATTTGGAGTGAAGAATAGGGAGGTTACGGTATATGTCAAATAGAATGTGTGATTGTGGAATGAAGATTATCCTTAACAAAACTTCTCCGGTAGGGATAACCTTTTGTCCGTCTTGTCAGAGGATTATTAAGAAAAACTGTGTAAGCTGCAAAACTAAGTGTGATGAAAGGGGTGGGTATAGCAAAGTCTGTGATAACTATGAACCTCTTAGCAATAAAGGTATGTCATTAGTTTCTTATTCTGGGGAGAATAAATAATGAGATACACTTTGATTCATAAAGACTATCCTCCGTTTATAAGAATACCTATCCATCCAAAGCAACTTTTAAGGGCTGTAACTTGTAATCCGAAGGATATTCCAGACTGTATTCAATATAAAGAAGTTGAAATAGAACTAACGAGAAAGCCCTGGGGTTGTATATGCGGATATTGTAAAGAAAATGATACTTTGTATTATAAAGAAGTTTCTCCAGATAAAATTCCTAAAAGGATATATTTAAGACCTAAACTAGCATCTCCGTCTGAAATAGCCAATAGACTAGATAAGACTCTTCAAATGATAAATAAAGAATTATCAAAAGATAAACCTGATCTTGATCTTTTAAGAAGAGTTATGTGTAAGACTATAAATGATGGAATATGTGTCTCTGGTTTTCTTCAGAATAGGAATTAAAAAATTTAATCCGGTCTATAAATAAAAAGACCGGATTTTTCTATTTACAGAATTAAAACGTCATGTTATACTTGATATTAGGAGTGAATATAATGAAAGATGGGTTTATTTATTGTTGTGAAACTTGTGATAATTATTTTACACTAGAAAATGAAGAAGCTTTTCCCGACTGTCCAGAGTGTGGTTATGATAATACTACTGTAACAGGGGAGAAAATGAAAAATGGAAAGGTCGTAGTTGATAATAAAGAGTATTAAGAAAGGAGTTGATAATAGATGCAAAGATTAATACTAAGAGATTTCTCTAATGGTGATAGGAAACCTCTAAAGGAGTTAGGTCTTGAAAGTAACTGTAGGATAATTCATGTTTGGACAATTCTATCCGAAGATATTCTATATAATAGATTTAGTCCCATAACTGGCGAAAAAGAAACCGTTGGTTTAGATGATTCAATATTAATTCACGGACATAATGTTTTCTTAGAAGATATGGGGCATGATTGGAATATCGTTGATGGGGATAAGTTTAAGTTTAATGGACAGGGTAAAAAGGGAGAAAAACACGATCTACTGATAGAATTTGAGAGAATTACTTTTTGATATAGGGTTACAGTAAGAGATACAGATTCAAATTTCAGTTCTGCTGCTGCAATGGTTTTAGGTGGAGAAACTGAAGAAGAGGTTATTAAAAAGTATTTTTCTAAAAATGATTGGCTTAACGAGGATCAAAAAAATAGAGTTATAGCGGAACCAATTTTGGAGAAAAGGAATCTAGTAAAGGAGTCAATAATAGATGAATAATGTTAAAATAAAGGAAGGTCAAGATGTTTATTTAGTTCCTATAAATAATAAGTTGAGAACTACTAAAGAAATTCAGAAATATAGAGTTGAGAAAGTTGGTCGTAAATATTTTTATGTTTATAATCCAGACAAAGATTTTCCTACTTCTCTTAAATTCGATATAGAAACATTAGACCAAATTACAGAGTATCGCCCAGATTGGAGAATCTATTTCTCTATGAAAATGATTGAGGTAGACAAAGAGATTTTAGAATTGTCAGATGAAATTAGAACATTTTTAGGAACTTATGGTTGTTGTAAACTGTCCCTAGATCAACTTAGAAAGATTAAAAATATTATTGGTGGACAATAAAATTGAAGTAAAAGAATCATGGAAAACTTCCTGCTGCCTGTATTGTTCTAAACTTGGAGACTGTTTTAATAGTCCTTGTAGAGTATTACATTGTGTAGTATGTAGAATGGATGCTTATTGTTCTTCATACGATCCAGAACAACAAACTTCATAAGAGGAGGATTTAAAATAATGAAAATAACTAAGGATATGTTGAAAGATAATGCTTTTCTTCCCAAACTTCCAAATACCATAGACTGTTGTTATAAATGTTTAAAAAGGGAGAAATGCTCAAGAGTTTGTAGTGTAGTTATAGATAATTTAGTATGTACTATTTTGAGATGTAATCCTGATCCTTGTTCGGACTTCGAACCTATTCCCAAGAATAATAAACCGGAAGAAAAGGTAAGAAACTCACTTTGCAATATTCCGGTAGAAGTAGTAGATGGTTCAGAATATAAACCTGATGATTTTGATGTATTTATCAATAGAGTAAAATCATTAGCTGAATGCTGGGAAAATCACAGAAATAGTAACAGGCATGTTGACGGTGTATCTAAAATGTGTATAGAAGGTTTTCTATCCCAAGCTAATGATGGATACTCAAAACTTCTTATTGAAAATACTATAAAATTATGTGGGATGAATCATAAAGGTTTTGTTGACAAAAACTAAATCCAGATTTATAATATTTATCGGCAGGTATTCAATCTATCCAATCATCACCCAGAAGAGAACCCTCTTGAGAAATTTGAGGGTTCTATTTCTTTTTGGAGATTTTTATTTTCCCAATAATATCAACATTTAAAGAATACAAATTTTAATAAAAAAGAAAGGGTCGATTTAATCATGAAAAGGGGAGTCAAGAATAAAGAAGATACAATCCCAAAAAGTAAAATACCTAAAAAATATAAGAAGGTCAAAAAGGCCAAGACTTCTAAACCGAAAGTAACTACTGTAACTATTGGGAGTAATCCATATAAGATTCACAACTTCACCCATGTTCATCTTCAGATAATAGATGATCTAGTCGAGGGAAGACTCAAAAAAGGAGAAATAGCTAAAAAGAATGATATAACTTCACAAATGCTTTGTAACTACTTTAAAGATCCTCAATTTATGAAGATGTTACAGTCTGCTCAAATGGAAGCCGAGTCTGTATTTAGGACTGAAAGAATTAGATTCTACAGAAGAATAGCTCAAGCAGCATTAATAGAAATAACTCATAAATTAGAAAGTGCAAAAGAAAGAAAGAAATTAACTGTTCCCACATTGTTAAATATGGTAGACAGAACTTTAGATATGCTAGACAAAGATAATGGAATATCATCTTCTGGAGATAAGAATAAAAATACTACTCCCGGAAGCGTAAATGTAAACATAATGAATACAAGTTTAGAAGACCAGGGATTCAGAAACCAATTTAAGATGATATTAAAAGGAGATTCTCAAAAGAAATTACCAGAACCAAAAGCTATAAATGTAGATTTTAGAACTGAAGAAGATGTTGAAGATGAATAAAGTATCTATTTTTGGTAAAAATAATAAAGCGAAAATAACTTTCTTAAAAACTCTCCCGTTGGAGGGTTTCTTTTTATTTAGAGGGCTATTATGCAAGTAGATACATTAGGAAATTATAATCAGAATGAAGCAAGGAAAGATTATTTAGATTGGTGTTTGAAAAATTTATTAGCAAGTAAGGATAAAGAAGAATTACACGATTTTATAACTATAATATTAGGATCTCATGTTCCTAGATTATCTGTTTGTCCAGAACATGATGCTCCATTCGATTTCTTGGCTGACTTATTTTTTGAAGACGTTCTAAACGCTTTAGTTTTGGCAAACAGGAACGGGGGTAAGACTTGGAATTTTGCCATTAAAAATGCCTTAGATGCTGTTTTTAAAGGTGTTGAAATTGCAAACATTGGAGCTATTCAAGCACAGGCAGAAAAATGTTTCAAGTATACCCAAGATCATTTTAAAGAGGGAACATTATTAAATCCTTTTGCTATTGAGCTTCTTATGAAGAGGTCTAAGATAAGAACTTATGATGGATTTATTTCAGAACTTCAGATTTTGCCCGGCACAATGGCAGGAACTAATAGCCCACATCCGGAGAAAGCTAACTTAGATGAAATAGATTTAATGGACTGGAAAATACTCCAGGAGGCTATGTCCATGCCTAAATCTACAAAAAGGGCTAGGGCAAGTCTTTGTTTAACAAGTACCCGGAAATCAGGATCAGGTCCAATGCAGAAATTATTAGACGAAGCAAAAACAAGAGATCTGAAAGTCTACTCCTGGTGTATCTGGGAGGTAATCGAAAACTGCTCATCCAAAAGGTCAGGTATTATTCCTGTGGAATATGAATACCTACCATACGGAGAAAAGGATAAATACAAAAGAAAAACTCTCTGGGTTTATACTCATAATAGATCTCTTAAAAATAGATACGTAACAAAAGAATTTCTAGAAGAAAAATCAGATCCAAGTAAATATTCTGGATGTTTAGCATGTCCATTAATTGAGGTCTGTCAAACTAAAGCTAAAAGGTCTGACGGATATTATTTGATTGATGATACAATTAGCAAGTTTAGAAATCTAGATAGGGAAACCTGGGATGCTCAATGGGAATGTAAAAAACCAGGGAGAGACGGATTAGTTTATAAAGAATTTGATGATATTCATATTATAGATAGATTTGATAGGAGCTTATATTTACCTGTAGATGCTGGACAAGATTTTGGATACACTAATCCGGCTCATACGGTATTTATGCAAAAAACAAATAGAGATCAAATTATTATTTTTGATGAAATAGTAAGAACCCAAACTACATTAAATTTGTTAATAAGTGAATGGTGGAAACCTGCTCAAGAGGAATACAATACATTGGACTGGATATGTGATCCTGAAGATCCTAATGCTATTGCTCAAATGAGACAAGCTAACATACCTGCTAGAGCTGCGGTTGACCGTGAAGTGGATGCAGGTATCAGAACCCTAAGAGGGCTTATAAAGCCCAGTCTAGGGGAACCCAGGCTGTATATATTGGCAAAGTGTGTAGAAACAATTAGAGACTTTCAAAGTTACCCTTATAGGCCAGGAACAGATAAACCATTTAAAGATAAGTTTGATCATGGCTGTGATGCAGCGAGATATTGCATTCATACTAAATGGCCGAGTTTATCACAGCCTAAAAAGCAATTTAGAGCTACAACGGCTTGAAAATATTTTATTAGTAAGGGAAAATACCGTAACTGATTAGATATAATAAAGAAAAGGGGGTGAATGGATATATTAAAAAACAAAGACTCTAATGAAACTATTCCGATCCTATTGAATTTTACCGAATCAGAAAAGATTATTTTGATTAAAGTTATTGCTTCAATGGATATTCAGGAAGATAGTTTTGTTTTAAACGATTATGAAGATTCTATAGGTTGTAGAGGTCATTATAAGTTAAACTGGACATCCGTTTTAAACAAACTTCTTACAGATGAAGAAAAAGGTTCTGCTTTTGGTTACATGATTCATAATTTTGGGTGGAACCTTTGGAATAATTTAATCTGGCTATTTGATTCCGTGTTTGATGTTCCAAGAGTTCCGAAAGGTCTTTCTTCTTGTAATATGAGAGATCAGGAGACAGAAGAATTTAAAAAATTTCAAGAACAGTATAGTTTATTTGTTTCTGATTTAATAGAGAAACATTTAGATAAGGCTGAACTTGAAAGAGTATCAGTTTTGCCGGAGTAGGGTTTATAGTTAAAATAAATATAATTTAAGGAGAGTGTTAGAATGGATAAAGTTACAATTAAGACTGGTGAAGAAACAAGAATATGTCTCATGGTGGATGAAAATTGTCCGGATACCTCTTTGAAGTTTGAACAGCTATCCGATAACACAGTTAAGATCGAGAAACTGCCGAGTTTTCAGGAAGGTGAATTAGAAGAGTTTGACGAAGAACACGAATCACTTCCGGTAATTGTCACCCTGTATGGAGATAGGTTGAAGAGTGTTTCTTTCAATATGGAAGACGATAGCCTAACCTTCACTACAATGAAAAGGGCTGCCGATGATAAGAATTATTCTAGCAGGAACATTCTCCTTGAAACTATGAATAACCCTGAAGGAAATAATTACGTCCAGACAGTTTATTTTGTGGAGGACTTTGCCGACTCTGGAGTAAATGCTGAAGAAGAGGAATAATAATTAGGTTTTAATACCTATTATTTTGATTAAGAAAGGGGGTTCTTGAATGGATCAGACCGTATCAGAAGAACAAATTTTAAAAGGAACTATAGATTCTGAGTGGCTGGCTACAGAGATAGCCGTAATGATATACTCTTCTAGTCGGAAAGAAATTTTCGATGTTCTGGAGTGTATTTATGAAAAAGAACGAGACCCTAGACTTTCTGCGAATAAGAAATTAGTGAGCAATATTCTTAATAAAACCTGTAAGAATATCAGCAAACTAATTGCCGATGTTTTGGAGAATTGGGAAGTGGAAGTTGAAGTAGGGGGAAAAATTTCTCCAGAAGAAACACTTCCAGCTATTAGGGAGTACAACAATACCAGGGGAATGATTGGTTTACCTCCGATACTACGTCCAGAAGTTTTTATTAGTCGTATTTCTGAAGAAACCAATATATCTCCTGCTATTGTGAAACAGATTCTTGATGCCGAAACAGAGTTAATTATTGAAAGAGTTAGTCCTAAAAAATTATAACGGAAAGAAAACACCAGGAGTTTATTATTCTGGTGTTTTTATTTTTGTCATAAGGGAAAAACTGAAAATGTCTTGATATAATAAAGATAAGGACAGTTTTAAGGAGGTTCGTTATAGTGTGGAATTGTAAAAATCCTAGAGACTTTTATCCATCCAAAATGTTTTGCTCTATTTGTGGGAACATTCAAGAGATTCAACGTCCTAAAAGGAAAACTAGGAAAAATGGTCATATAAAAGACTTGTGGTGTATTCGGTGTAAAACCGAAACTAAACACATTGAAAACGCCGATATTCTTGCTATGACTGTTTAAATAATTATTAAGAGGTGATTAGTATGAGTAAGTGTAGAATATGTGGTGAGATGGAATATCAAAACGGTATGTGTCTAAAATGTTTCATCATTGACAGGGATGTAAATATAGCTAATATTGAAAACTGCAAAAAGCAGTTAGAAGAATTATACGGTCAAAAAGAGAAAGAATTGCAATTTAAAGCAGAATATATGTGTAGGCCTTTTCTGGATGGGAAACCTGTAGACTTTGATTATGAATCTTCTAAATCAGATTCTTTACCATTAGACTATCCAATTCTCCCTAAAAAAATAGTATCCAAAGTAATATTAAATAATCCCAGAAAAATATTTGTTTACTCTGGTAAGGTTTCGGGATTGTTGAAACGGTTAGAGGAATTAAGATTTTCCTTTGAAAAGAATATATTTTCAACAATCGAAAATCAAATGGCTATTGATTTTATGAGAGCAGGTTTGTATAAATGAACATTAGAATAGCCGGACCTATAGTTCAAGATTCTATAGTTGATGGACCGGGGATAAGACATACTATTTTTACTCAAGGATGTCATTGGAATTGTCCAGGATGTCATAATCCTGAATCTCATAGTCTTAGTGGTGGAAAGATT